CATCTGATCTTCTTGATTAGCATTTTGAATCCCAGATATAGCTGACGCACTACGATATGAAGTAGCTGCGGTGATCGGAACAACTCCCGTCATAGCAGCCAACTCTTCGGCTTGCGTACGAACTTGCGTAAGATCCAGGATGGGCGTAATAACGGGGTTTGTATTCAGCTCAGACGTCACTATACTCGAAATATCATTCATGGACTTCTTCATCGCTGTCAAAGCATCCTTAGCAGCCTGATCAACAGCATCTGTCACCATTTTGGTTCCTGTAGCAAAGCCCTGAGCCATCCCCTGCATCGACCATTTGCCAATTTCAGCAAATACCGTAGAGGGTGACTTGATGCCCAGTTCCTTCTTCAACGCCCTAACCATCACTCGAGCAATATCCGTCATCGCAGCTTCGAGCTTGTTCATATCTTGTGTCAAACCGTTTATGAGACCCTGCTTCGACTTGATACCCGCATCCTTGAGATTTGCTGCGGCATTCGTACCAAGCGTTTTCGAAACAGTCTCAAGGTTCTTATCGAGTTTGTTTAGAGCAATAACAGCAGTCTTACCACCAGCAAGCAACTGATTAGCAAACGACTGATTTGCTGGTCCTTCTCTCAACATCTTTTGGTACGTTGCGTCACTCAACCCCAACTTCCTCAATTGCTGAAGAGTGGCTTGATATGCACCAACAGCATCAGCTTGATTCTTAAGTGCTAGGGTATACGTAGCCAACTGATTAACAGCAGTACCTTCAGCGTTTAGAACCTTGCCGGCTACCAAAGCATCAAATTGAGCTTGGGCGGCGATAACTGCTGCTTGAGCAGATTTTATTGCCTCAGGATCCTGCGTTGTAGCGCTCATCAACTGATTCAATTTCTCTTGCTCAGCTGCAATTCCTTCGCGAGCACTCTTGATTTCTTCAACCATCGGTCCACTAATTTCAGGAGTCTGCGAATATTGTTCTGTCAAGCTTTCACGCAAGCTCTTTCGTTCCGCAACAAGGGCTTTTAGCTCTTCCTCAGCTTTTGTTCGTTTAGTGCTAAGGTTGTCATAATTCTTAGAAAGCCCAATTAGCTCAATTTTCTCATCTTGGAGCGTCTTGGTCAAAAGACGATGACCAGCTGCTGAGCGTGCTAACAATTCTTCATTTTCTCTGATGATTGCTTGCGATGCTCTAATTGCAGCCGCATCTGGTTTACTAGCTGCTTGCAGTTTCTTCAACTTCTCGTGTTCACTAGCAATAATCTCACGAGACTTGGTCATTTGCTCAAGAAGAGTTGCATCCATGTCAGCAAAAGCTTTCTTAATATCTTCTGCTGATCCTTGAATACCCTTAGCAAAGCCCTGTCCGACAGCTTTACCCAACTCGATCATCACCTTGGACGGCGATGCAATACCGAGAACTCTCTTGAATGCGTCAATTGTCCCGTTACTTACAGCTTCGGCAGATTTATATGCACCACTAGCATTCTTATCCATACCAACAGTCATACCGGCAATAATGTTCATACCCAACTCCGCCATGGTCTTCGACGGAGAAAGAACTTTCCACGGTTTCTTGAGAATAGAAAGAGCTTTCTCGGCGATTCCCCTAGCTTTATCATACATATCACCAGCTGCACTAAGAAGTCCACCGGTCATACCGTTGATAATAGCAACGCCGAGATTAACGCCGGCACCACGCAACGCTGGAGCATTTGCATTGATAGTTGCCGCCATGCCGTTTATAAGCGTGATTAGTGCTTTAAATACGTCATCAGCAAACTTAGGTATTTCTGTAGCAAGAGTATCCATGAATTTCTTAGCCGATTCTCTCGCCGCTTTAACTATTCGTATTCCAGCCTCAGAAATACCCTGAACAAGCTTAATGATGATGTCTGTACCAGTTTTGATTACATTACCGAGATTATCAGTAATGGCTTTCAGCAACTTAGTGAGAATACTCAGACCTGCGGTAGCAATCTTCCCGAGACCAAGAGCTATGGCCCCAATGAACTTGATAATTATCGTACCAACGGTAACTGCTACCTGTCCTATGTTGTTTGCGATTCCCTTGAGGAAGGACGTAAGTAGACCGTATCCAGCCCGGATAATATCACCAAGTTTACCAGCCACAGCACCAATGAATTTAACTACAATGCTTATAACTGCGGCAGTAACCTGAGAGATGTTGTTCTTGATGCCCGAAAGCAGAGCCATCAAGAGATCAAACCCGGATTGAACGATCTGTGGCGCGTAGTCGTGGATAACTTTCACAGCAATATCCAACAACGCGCCAAACGCAAGCGCAATCGTCGGCCCCGCTTTGACCAGAAGTCCGACAATGTCCTCAATGATCTTGAGAATACCCTCGACGAACTCCGGGGCAACAATTGCGATCGTATTTACAATTTCCAGAAGTGCTAGAATCAGGTTCTTGGCCATCTCTGGAATTGCAGACATGAGTTCGTTCCATGCCGCAATCATGATACCAACGCCCATCGGAACGGACGTGACAAGAATTGCAAACGCGGACGCAATTAGGAACAATCCCGCACCAAGACCTAGGAATCCCACACCAATCAGCGCCAAGGCAACGCCAAGCCCCAACAGACCTGGGATTGCCGGCGTGACTAAAGCTCCTGCTATACCTACAACAGTAAGCGTAGCTGCCAAGACGACAAGACCTTTGATGATCTTGCTCCACGAGAGATTGCTTAGCATGACTATGGAAGGAACAAGAAGAGCTATAGCAATAGCCGAGAGACCAAGAGCAGCTACTCCCCCTGCCGTTCCTGACATAGCATACAACCCTGCCGCCAGAACACCCAGCATTGCGCCTAAGCCGCCTATTCCCTTTGCTAGTTGCTCTACAGACATTCCACCAAAGCTCGCGACCAGTTTCTGAATACCATGCAAAGCACCAACTACACCAATAAGACCAACGGCTATAATAACCGTGCTTTTTGGCATAAGACGCATAGCTGCAGCAATGATACCCAGAGCAGCCCCAATACCCGCCATACCCTTACCCATATCAGACCAATTCATAGTGGCGAAGTCGCGAACTACATTTGCCAACAGCTTAAGAGCGCCAGCAATCAGAATAAGCCCGGCACCTTGCAGGATCATGGTCTTTGGCATAGCATGACTCGCCGCAGCAATCAAACCAAGCCCAGTTGCAATCCCCGCAAATCCCCTACCCATCTCAGACCAATTCATGTCAGCAAACGTACCGACAGAACTTGCTAGAAGTCTCAGACCAATAGCAAGAGGGATCATAGCAAGCCCAGCGCGCATCAATCCGCTCGAACCTGCCGACAGAGGGATAACTGCGGCGGAGATAATAGCCAACATACCTGCTACACCAGCAAGACCTCTTGCCAATTCCTCCCAACTGAGTAGGCTAAGAGCAATCACTGACAAAGTAAGAAGATCAATAGCTATAGCAAGGGCGATCAAAGACGCGGTAATAATAGGAAGCTTGACAAACCCGGTTCCACCAGTAGCAACAACCAGGAGCGCCATAGCGGCGATAAGCTCGGCAAATGCTGTTGCCATAGCTCCTAGAGAGGAAGCAAGCTTCTTAGGATCAACAAAAGACAAAGCGATAACTGCTGCCGCTAGAATTGCAACGGCAATAGCAATTTCTTTCAGCGTCTTCGCCTTGATATTGGTCTGCATGGCCACCAAATTGTTCGTAAGAGCCGCAAACGTGGAGTTGATGCTCTTAAGAAGGCCGCCACCAAGACCGCCGATCTGCTGTCCCATCGCTCTACCTAGCTGATCAGAGAATGCGCCCTTACCAAGGAAGCTCTTGATCGAGAAGACCAGAACACCAAAGAGACCAGTTCGGATAGCCTGCATAATCGGATCGAAGCTCAATTGCGAAAGAGCTTCTCCAATAGCCGGCCCGATTCCCATGATAGCTTCAGTTATTGAGTTGACCATAGGTGTAAGGTCAACTTTTGCTCCACCCGAGAATGCCTCAGCAAACCGCTCAAATATACCGAGAACCTTATCCATGGCCTTACCTAGGGAGTCTAGTGCCCCCGTGGTATCCGCCATATCTGAGGAAACTCCCCCGGAGCCAAATCCAGAAAACACATTCTTGATTGAAACGGCGAAAGCAGCAAATATCTTTATGATTCCGCCGAGAGCATCACCTAGAGATCCGAAGAATCGTGTAAGACGATTACCCTTCTGCAACCATTCGTCGAATTTGACCAACATCTGACTGACACTAGCTGTCCAATCTAGAATTCCACGACGATTATCATGAGCCATACCAAGAATATGCTTAAATGCAGTAACTATGCCACTTATAACCTGTACACCAATATGTAGAATGGCAAAGAGTCCCTGGAATGTGAGTCTCAACTGCTTTACAGTCTCTGGACTTGGCTTAAGCGTCTTAGCAAACTCTTTAAATCTTAGAGTCAGATCGAAGAGTTGTTTAGCGGTAACTGGTGGAAATATATCATGGAAAGCATCTCGAATAGGCTTTGCGAGCAAGACTAAATTTCTAAGGGCCTCTTTGACTCCACGCAGGAGTTCAGTTCGACCCCCCATAGCTTTCCAATCCTTCAACATAGCGTTTCGAGCATCTGCTGATGCATTAATGAACTCATTAATATGATTGGAAAGATTAGTAAATGTTGTCTTAGCTTCGTTATAATCGCCTAGAACGAGTTTCCATGTCTGAGCCCATCCAGATCCTGCAGTTTCCGCGGCAACTTTAAATACTGTAACAACGTCTTTAACCTGAGTAGCCGCTAATTTTGCCAGCTTTGCTGTTTCCTGAATAGACTCAATCTGTGCTCCACTAAAGCCCATAGCAGCGAGCTCAGCATCCTTCAAGTCACCCGTAAACTGCTTGAGCGTTGTGGTCAGAACGCCTGAAGTTAGCCAGCCCTCTTTTCCTGGTTCAGAAAGAGATTGAGCAAATGCTTGGCCATTAACTCGTACCGTCTTCATCGGACCAGTTAGCTCAACGGCACCCTTCTTGAGCGTTCCCATCATCTCGGCCGTTTGTGCCAAAGCGCGCTGGAAGACAGCGCCACCCATACCGGCATTTCTAACCGAAACCCAGTCGATTAGCGACACTTTACCAGCAGCAAGAGCCTGAGAAAGCTGATACATTGCTCTTGATGCATCCTCAGCATTCGAGCCCGAGAGTGCTGCGAGATTAGCAATACCCTTGATAGCGCCGACTGAAGTATCTAGGTCAACGCCGGCTGCCGTAAAGGTACCGATGTTGCGAGCCATCTGACCGAAGTTATAGATGGTCTTATCTGAATAATCATTCAACTCATCGAGAGCTTCGTTAACGTCTCTGATTGTAGTTCCGGCAGCCGCAGTGTTAGACAAGATCGTCTGAACCGCATTCAACTGCGTTACATATTCTTTAAAACCTGTTTGTGCTGGATCAAGAGTTAATGATGTAGCAACACGAACACCAGCGGCAACAGCTTCTGTTGCTACTTTTGAAAATACCGCAATAGCAGTAAGCCGCATAGCACCAAGCTTACTTACAACACTATCCACACCCTTTGAAATATGACCAAGGTCTACTTCTTTGGCAGCAAAACCAATCTGCTGCAAGCCTTTTGCAGGAGTCTTGAAATTAAGAGCCTTCTGTAGGAGCTCAAGCGAAGCAATTGCCTTAGAAACTCCTGATTCGAATTTACTTGACTCGAAACTTAGTGCTACGATCTTGTCGTCAATAACGGCCATTAGACCTTAGTCACCTCCCTCCACGCTTCGGCTGTAATTTGATCAAAAACCGGTCGAATTGCAGGCATAATATAATCTCGCCCTTGTACATACCCGCCCGTACCAGTACCATGACCATATTGAAGAATAACCGCGATCGGTATACCATGCTCAACATGACTATTATGCCAACGAATGGAGTAATATCCAGGCCGTTGCTGAATAGAATATGACCATGAAGCAGCAGTCAATCCGGATTCTCGAGGTGTAGCACCAGCTAGCGCACTTACACCCATAGATCCGTACTTACTCAATACGGCAAGTCGTTGACGATCTTGTAGGCCTCTTAAATATCGTTCGGTTCTATTGTAATTACCTTTCTGTGTAATTTCAATCATGAATAGTCCTACGTCGGTGGGAGCTGTAGTTTTACGTTGGCAACTTGATAAACAAGACCTGTGCTACCCGGGTTATATCCCCAGAATCGAATGGAGAGATTTGAGTAGTCGGTGATTGTTGCTGCCGCAGCGTCACTGATGAGCAATTCGTAGTCGGTAAGGACGTTAGTCAAATTGACACTCGTTAGATCGCCCGAACGATTTGTTGCTCCCTGATAAAGCGCGGCCTTAATCACACCAGTTGAACCAGTCAGTGTTCGAGCTCTGATGATCACCTTGTGATTGATCCGTGCAGCAGGGGCAACGTGCGAAGCTAGACTGATCTCAGCAACAGGCGTCTGCTTGGGCGCTGGCGTGGATCCAGTACCAGAAACAGCTTTACCAAACGTGAATGCTTTTTGACTTATTCCGTATTTCTGTGGAGCACCGATGTAAATACCCATGCCGTAAATATCCGAACCGTAAGCATCTCCAACGGCCGGGCTCGTTACCTGACCACTGACTGCTTTGGTGAATGTCATCGGTCGATAAACACGCCCATACTGCGTATTTGTTACGGGCGGAAGTGGATCGGCCGGCGTAGTCAGAATCACAAGTGCGGTAAGTCGAATAACAACTACACCAGGGTCACCGGATTGTCCATAAACCGTAGGTAGTTGATTTAGTGGCGCAGCTTTAGCTCCACTGGCTTTTCCTGGTACAACATTTACTGCGCCAGTAACAGAATCGTTACTCGGAGGCAATCCTGGGCCATAAACCGACGTGTCTCCAGGATTATACGCACCACGACCACCTGCAGTAGCTAGATTACAGGAAATTCCCCCGGAGCCATATTTTGCAACACCTCCGGCTCCTCCTCCACCACCTTTACCGATATCATTTGCTATAGTACCGTCAGTACCAGGCGTGCCTGCTGTTCCAGGACCTGTTGCGCTTGGAGTACCAGCAACTCCACCAATAGCTCCACCACCGGCAATGGAACGATCGCCTATCCCACCATCGCCACCATCAGCCTGTGTTGTTACGGTATCGGAGTTCGATTGAGCGCGCTTACCACCTTTGCCACCTGATGCTCGACATGTGGTGGCATTAAAGGTAGACGCTCCTCCGTCGTTACCGTTAGTAGTACTTGCTGGATTACTTGCATGATTTGCTCCAGCCGTACCGCCAGCACCGATAACTATAGCGCAACTGTCCGGGAGAGCCGACAATAGACCTCGAACTCTCTGGAATCCTCCTCCACCCCCGGCTCCACCAAAGTTCTTAATTAGAGTACCGGTATTTGCGGTATCAATACCTCCACCACTTCCACCACCGCCACCGATACAAATGACTTCAAAGTGAGTGTATCCTAGGTCTATAAAACTCAAAGTATCAAACGATTGACTAGCAATGAATTTTAAAACCATTGGTTCAGGATGAATCAAGCTTCCGGAGAGTTCTAATCTCATTTGGATACACCCCCTTTCTAACCTGAAGTACCGAGTTGACGTCTGCGTTGAGCATTAAGCTCCCTATTTCGAGCGGCTATCTGAGTACGACTCATTTTCTGCGGTTTCGCTTGTTTAATGTTACAAACTCGAATCAACGTGAACAAACGATTAAGATGCCAGTGCTCACATTCGAAAGGAATTCGAAAAGTTACCATCCAGTAATAAATAAGCTCGGAAGTAATAACATCTCGACTCGCTGGAGCACCTGGAGCATCACTAAACCATGTAGCAGTATTTTTGGCTTCAATATATGCATTAATTGCCCGAATATTGTCTTCGGAGAGTTTCTGGAAA